TATTACCAACTGTTTTACTTGGTGCTTTTAAATTTCCGCCTGTTGACTTATTGTAAGATGCACGACCTTTTGCATTTAATCCACCTTTAGGATTCTTACCTTCTTTTCTTTGCCAAGCTGCTGTCTTCGCCATTATATAACTCTTGTTCTATCATCAGTCATTCTATCTGGAAAAGGTTCAATCAATTGTTCTCTCATTGTTCTTAAACCTTTTTTATATTCGGCATCAGCTAGTTGTGATTGACTTATGTTATCTTTAAATTGATGTACATAATATCTTGCTCTTGCAAGTAATACTGTAGTATATTGTTGAGGGAATACTACTGTATCTCCATGATTAGTTAATTCACTTGGTTGTGAATATGCAAAGAAATAAACTTTATATTTACCATTAGGTATTGGTGATAAACCAAACTTATCATTCTTTGGACTTCTAATAATTCTTTGTGGAATACCAAATGTTTGTGTATTACTTTTATCTACTGATTCAGATATTGCATAATGCTTACTCCAAAACTCTGTAGTGATAGGTCTTAAATTTCTTATTTCAAATGGTGCTGTTTTTCCAGATACACCTTCTTCTGTTAAGACTACATTCTCATAATCTATAAACCCATAGTCATTTGTAATGTTAGTTGAACTTGCGTTAAATTTGTACCACCTAGTTCCAGAGACAGTCTCAACTGCAACATTTCCATAATAGTTATTACTTGGGTCACCGACTGCTAAAAAACTCCATTTATCTTCTGCGTTACAAATATCAAAGTATGCTCTATTGATTGCATCTTTTAAATACTTTTGTATTCCTTTTGCATTTGCAAATGAAACACTTGACAGTTCTACTTCATTTAATTCTCTTACAAGAGTATTTGTTAAATCTAAAAATGTTCTGAAGGGTGCTGCCATTTAATTCTGTTTCTGTTAATATTATAAAAGAGAGGGCGAAATTAATCGCCCCCTCAATATTAAGATTAGTCTATAGTGTAGATTGCTTTAACTAAAGCATCTGGTCTAAGAACTTGTCTTCCATATACATGAAGACCTCTTACGATATCACCGAAAGTGTCGGTGTCTCTTAAAGTCTCAATGTTTAAGATTGACTGTGCAGTCGCTGTTGACGAGATATGTCCCGCTAAACATTGACCTGTAGCATTTGAAGTTGCAGGTATATTAGAAGATTTATACATTTGGAATCCTCTAATTGAACCAGACGCAACTAAACCATTTCTTACACCGCCATCACCTTGATTAAAATCAGATGACATTAGTTTAGAATCAGTACTTGCTAGTTCTTCATAGAACTCTGGTTTTGCAACAAACCATCTTGAATCTTCTGGTACTTGCGAGTCATCAAGAAGTCTAGCCATTCTAGCCATGATAGCTAAAGGACTAAGTTCTGAACCGCCATTACCCATATCAAGAGGGTTAGCTTGTTGGAATGTAGTTGAAGCTGAACCACTTCCATCACCACCAAGAATGTGGTCTGGAGATGCTGATACACCTGCGAACATTGCAGTTAATACTTCTGCATCCATTGTGTTCTTAAGTGTGTAAGCTGCACTTGATGCACCGATTGATGCAAAGTTGATATGAGAAAGTTTTTCCTCGATATCGTCAACTATAAACTTAAAGCTATTTGCTTTATCTACTACAAGAGTAAGTTCTTGGTCAGTTAAGTACTGTTTAGTTGTACTTGCTGCTCTTGTGTAAGCCGCAACTGTGATTTCTGGTTCTTTGATGATTTTTACTGTATCACCGAAAGCCGCAATCTCACCTGCGTAGTCTGTGTTTGTTATTGCTTCGATTACAGAAGATTTTCTGAAGAAGTTTTGAATCTTCTTCGAAAAGATTTCTGGTACGAAGAACTCATTTTGTTGTCCACTAGTAGTATCAAAGTTACTTAGATTACTATTAGAGGCATTTTGAAATACCGCCATGATATTCCCCTTTCTTATTGTTAAGTTAAGTGATTAACAATGTGCGGTCTTTAATTTAGTAAGTTGGATTACCAGAACCTCTGCTTGGTCTATTACCCATGTCATTAATGACACGACCTTCTGACATAGCATCAGTTATTGATTTTTCGTTCTTATCAAATTCTGACTGCGACATTGCCGCTATTTGAGAACGAGTCCAAATCTTTTTAGAACCATAGCCGATTTCTTTGCTGTTTTTAACTTTCACCATTTCTGATGCAGCAACTAAGTCGCCAGATAATTCTGGTTTAGATTTTGACTTGCCGGTATCCTGTTTGAATAAGTCTATTGCTCTTGAAGCAAGTTCCGCATTTGTTGCGTTTCCATAAACCCATCCCTTAATCGCTTCGGGTTGACCTTCCGCCCAGTTATGAAAATCATCTGACTCACGAATTGCTTCAAAGTCTGGATGTAATCTCGCTAACCTAGCTTCTGCTTTTTCTTTGTTAACAGTTTGATTTAATTCCTTAAGACCTTTAATCTCTTGTTTTAAATCTTCTGTTTCCTTAGAACTTCTAAGATGTGCGACTGTCTCTACAACACCATAAACATCTGGGTATTCTTTCTTGAAAGCTTCGATTTCCTCGGCACTCTTAGGTGCTTTGTATGTAGGTCTATTAGTTCTAATCTCTGCTAATAGTTCCTCTTCTCTCGACTTAAAAGAATTAACCCGACCATCATAATGTTTCTTGAGGTCGTCATATCTTTTTTTGTAGTCAACCTTTTGATAAGGTTTGTCAGCTTGTTCTTCCGGAGTATCTTCCTGTGTTTCTTGTGACCTCATTGAGTCAACAACAACTTTAGGTTGGTCCTTCTTAACCGCCATTGTATTAGCATCTGCAAAAGATTCTTTTGAATTTGCTTCTACTTGTTTATAATCAATATAATCCTTTTTAGCATTATATGGATTTGCTTCTGTTTCATTACTCTGCTGAGTAGCTTTACTATTTAGTAAAGTGTCTGCATTACTTTCAACCATTTTTAATCACCTTTCTTGTGTTGGGGTTTTGCGTTTTGCAAAAGTAGCCGATATAGAGTGCCTAGGTGATTGCCCGGGTAGCTCTATATATTATACTTATTGGCAGATAATAATCCACCATTCGCCATCATGGGTTGTCCAGATTCCATTTGAGAATCTTGAACTGCCATACTGTTATCATACTCTGCCTCTGCTGATTTCATCATCTTTCGTAGTCTGTCCACACCAAGTTGCTTTGTAGCTTTTGCTGTGAAAACAAACTCACCATCTGATAACATTGCAGGTATAGAGTCTGAAGTTCCTGTTCCCGGTCCATCTACTTCGCCTTCACCGGTAAATTCTTTTGTAGTTAATTTGACAATCACATCCATAATATTAGGATGCATTTCAATAACTTCTTCTAATAATTGTTCTTCATCTGAAGTTAAAACAGAAGTATCAACTTGTGCTTCAACATTCATATCGTTATCTTCACTAGGTGTCATTGCATCTTCCATTTGCATTTCCATAGAAGTTTCTGCTTCTGGTGAAAGTTCTGGTATTGTCATACCCTTATCTTCAACTTCACCACCTTCTGCGTAAGCTTGATAACCTACATCTTCTACTTTACCAAGTCTCGGGTCACCGCCCATTAAGCCACCTGTTGCAGCTTTTTTAACATTTGTTTTATTCATAACAATTTTATTAAATTGAAGTTCGCCTATTCGTTCTTTGATTTTAGCATCTGGTTCATCTGCATTTTTCATTGCACTATAAACTGCTAATGCTCTGTTGTAATTATCTTCTACAACATCACCTGTTTTATATCTTGCTCTTGATGAATCAAATAATCTTAATGGAGTTCCTTCTCTTACACTTTGAGGTGTATTAGTATCATACAATCCCATAGTCGGTGCTTCGTTAGGTTTTAAAAACCCATCCATTTGATTTTTTAATTTATCAGTAGCCATAGAACTATTTTCCTTTTTTCATTCCTTTTTTCATCATGCCACCATGCATCATTTTTTTCTTCTTCATCATTCCTCCACCCATCATTTTCTTTTTAGGTGGTCTTCCTTTTTTAGAACCATAAGTTCCTTTTCCCATTGGCATACTATTACTCCTGTTGTTGATTAAGTTTATTAGTTCGTTCCAGTTGGATTAACTGTTCCAGTAAATTCCATTTCCCCTGTTTGCGGTACACTTCCTGTTCCGATTGTGCCATTGCCAACTCCCGAGTTGTCTGGGCTTGGAGTGTCAGTAGGTACTCCTTGAGGGGCTTCCATTGGGGACTCTGGACTATCTGCTCCACTAGCTTGTGTTGTTCTTGCATTCTGTAATCCTATAATCTTAGCATATATTTCTGCTTCATTAGGGTCATTGATAACTGTCTCTGGGTCAAGGTCTAATGTATATGCTAGTTCTTTTATTAGTTCCGGAATCTTTACGAATGGTGCTATCGAAGGATTCTGTACACTTTGTAAGAACATTGTCAATCTTTGTGACCTTACTTCTTTTTGCATCAAAGAAGATGTTCCTGTTGCCTTAACTTCAAGGTCTCCCTCTATTGCTAAGTCTCCTTCATAAAACTGCATGTTCCATTGGAAGTATGCTTCGCCTAAAGGTTTTAATAAGAAATCGTCTAAATTTTTTACGACAGTTTTTATATTTAAGTTTGCTGCTGATAATAACATTGACATACCAGAAGCTGTTCTTGTCATACTTTGAACACCTGTTTGTCCATGTGAGTATGAAGGTATCCCTGTTGACTCATCTGCCAACTGTCTAAACTTGTCAAACATCATCATGTTTTCAGTTGATGTGTTTGGAAACTTTAATCCATGAATTGCTTGACCCGGCATACCTGCTTGTCTTCTAAATATCTTGCCCGGATATACATCCATGTTTTGTCCTGCAACTAATGCTGACTCATCAACATCAAATACAAGTGAACCCGACAATGCTAAATTATCAATTGCCATTCTTGCATGACCATTCATAATTTGTTGAGCATCATTCATATTTTCTGGTACACCTATACCAAAGAAACTATATGGATTCTTCTCATAAGGAAATGCATTGTATGGTATTCTGTAAGGTTTAAATGGATTGACTACCATTCTTAAAACTCTATTCTCAGTTACCCATGCATTAACTTGCATTTCTTTCTCATCATCCATTCCTTCTGGAATAGGAATCTGAGAGTCTTCTAAAACTTTTTTATCTACGCAACCCCAGAACTCTAGTACTTCAAATCTATCTGTCTCGTTTCTGTTTGCGTTATCTTCATTTTTAATTTGAGTTTCAAATGTTCTGTTCTGATAGTTAGGACCATCTTCTAAAGTTTTTAATACTTCTTCTTTATCAAAGAAAGGTCTATCTAATAAATCTCTTAATTGATTTCTATTTAGTTTGTGTCTATGTACAACATATTCACACTCTTCAATATTTTTTGCATTAGGGTCTGGATAAAAATCCCATGCACTTACAAATTCTAATCTAGGAACTTTAACTTCTTCTGGTGTATAACTTCTTGTACCATCTTCATTCTTTACATATCTGTGTAAAGTTTTATTAAAAGTAAAAGGACCTTTGATAATTCCTGTTCCTAATAAACAAGATTCAAATATTGCACTTCTTAATTCTTGTGACCCACTAGACTCATCAATCTCATCATGGATTAATTTTTCCATTCGTCTTGCTAGTGTAGTAGCAGGTCTTATTTGTGCCATCTCTGGCAATGGAGCAGAACCTTTTTTAACAGCTTCATCTCCTAGTTCATCTTTAAGTGAACCTAAAAATTCTTTATCTTCTTGTAGTCCAGTAAATGTTGCACCCTTTGGTAACTCTCTACCATCACCTTCAAATCCAACCAAAGACATTTGCTCTGGTGACATTGATGGTTGTGATTGGTCTGGTCCACCTTCTATACTTGGTCCAGAGTTTTGTAGGTTCTCTCCTACAGGATTAAGATGAGCATATTCAGCTACACCTTCCGGTACTTTTGTTTCTTCTACTGATATTGGAAACTTGTTAGCAGAAAACAATACATCTACTAATTGTCCATACGCAGCTAAAACTTTTGTCTTAGTTACTTTTACAAAGACTC